GTTGGTGGGTGATTCCATCAGGTTGATACCCTGACTAAATGCTTGCTCTTCTTTGAGGAACTTTTCTTGGTTCTCAAGCAGGACAGCGGTCACACTTCTACGATGTGAATCCTTAATAGGATCGAGACCCTCATAATCGAGGAGGGGACTCCACTTTTCCTGCAGATGCTCGGATTGGAACATTTGCTTTTACCTTTTGATTTTGTGTTTTGTTTGAATTAATCTAAAATTCACTTTTTGAAAGCGTTCAGAGTTCTGAGATAGGCTTCCATACTAGATGCTACAGGAGCATCAGTTGTATCTACACCCTCAGAAAGTGTCTGTGGGGCTTCCGATTTTGCAGTTGGGGCCTTGGAGAAGTACGACTCCTTCAGGGTCTCCAGCTTTTCACGATATTCTTCTTCACTTTCAAACTCAACACTTTCAGCAAGTGAGGAGAGCTTTTCTTTCTGAGTGACTGCAAGTCCTTCAGAAACTTGATCAAGAATATTATCGGATACTGATTCAGACAAACGCTGATTCAGACCAATGTTCTTGTCAATTTGCTCATTGAGCTTGGTTTCCATATCATCAAGTTTTTCTACCATACTCTCAAGTACATCATATTTGTCTTCAGGGATTGTTACATAATGTTCTTCAAAGAGTCCCTTCATTCCAGAAAGGAAGGACTCGGTCATTTCGGTCTTGAGACCATGTTCGATAGCCAATTCGTTCTCGGTCATCCACTCTTCAGCGACGTACTCAAGATACGAATCAACTCTATCGGTAAGGGCTTCTTTCAGGCCCTCTCTAGCTTCTTCCAGTTTGATTTCATACTGGGATTCTAGTGCCTCATGGATTTCAGAAACTTTAGAGTTGAGAGCTGATTCAAAGACCATCTTGGCCTTCTCTCTAAACTCTTCAGACAAATCTTCACCACCAAGGAGAGCGTTAACATCTTCTTCGATGTCAATCTCTTCTTCGACAGTAGCTTCTGTTGCGACGGGCTCCTCTTCCAGAACTTCTTCAGAGGAAACTTCTTCCTCTTCTTTCATTCCCTTCATAGGATCAGCGGCCTTGGCTCCTTTATTAACTACATCTTTAACGGTGGCGATCTTAGGCTCTTTGAGCTTTGCTGAATCGTCATCAGATTTATAGTTTTCAGGGGTAGGTCCACCGAGGTCTTCTACAGCTGGTTGTCCAGCTACAGCTCCAGGGGCCAGTTTCTGAATGGGATCACCGGCCTTGGCGTTCGCATTCACAGCAGTTTTGGATTGCTCCATTTCTTGTAGATCTCCACGAGACATTTGAACTTTACTCCGATTAACCTTATTTATTTAATCTATATTTATTTATAATATTGGTATCTCTGTATTATCAGAGACTATTTAAGAAACTGTTGAAGACATCCAACTTTTTCTCATCAAGTTGTTTTTGATCGACCAATGTATTGATATACTTGTAGGTCTTAGCTACTTGAGATTCTCTCAAGATGCCACCATCCCAAACCCAATCCTTACCTTCCATAATGCCTTCAACGAAAGCATCAGGTGCAGAAGGATCAGAAACGATGTCAGCTGCTGTTGATAACATAAAGTCATCACCAACAACATTTACACCTTCTCTTGTTTGTTTGAGTGATCCGATTCCTCTAGAAGAAACACCCAACTTAACTCCTTCGCTAATGAGAGACTCTGCGATCTTACCCATCGGAGTCGATAAGATTTTGGCCTTACCGATAAAGTTGTTTCCGCTCTCTTTGAGAGAAACAATTTTGTGACTGACGCGATCCAGATTAACTGTTGGGCCATCTGGGTGTCCCAGTTCTCCAAGAGCTCTACCTGCATGAATGTGGTTCTCACTGTATCTTTGGACTTCTCTTCTCAGAGTTTCCATTGGATACATACGACCATTTCTATTCTTGAGGTCTCCCTGTAGGAAGATACCTTCGATGAACATGTTTTTCTTACCGTTGCGTTCTTCAACGATAACTTCTACCTGTTCAATTTCTTCTCTAATTAGTTTCATGGTTTTAAGCTGTGTAACCTACTTGAGTTCCTAACACGTCCGCACTAGCTGCAAATACAACTTGAGTTGACTTCTTCTCCAAAAATTCAACACTATTGGGAGCAATAGTCATAGAACCGACTCCGACTCCACTTTGTGTTTCCAATACGGTTACTTTTTGGACAGCGGCGTTAGTATTAATCAAACGAACCACACTAGCTCCAGTAAAACTAGTGGCGGCTCCTGCAGTCGTCGGACATGCAATCTCTGCACCGACTAGTAATGTTCTGGCCATTGATATACCTAGTGTATGATGTTATTTATTGAATTTCCGCATCCAAGTCGATGTTGCCATCAACTTCGGGTGCTTCTTCAGAATCTAGATCAATGTCATCATCAAAAATTGATGCAGCAACATTAGGTCTAATTCCTTGAATCTTTTCAGCAGTTCGTGAGAACAACTGATCTTTAATCGCATCACTTACTGATGAAGGTGATTCATCCTTCACTAGTAAATCCATAAGTTCATCCATATCCATAGGTGTAATTTTCCTTTATTTAGATCTCCCCACCAGTGGGAGTTTCAGGAGCTTCTGGTGTTGGTGGATCAAGAGGAGCTCCGCCACCAGCTGGAGGTAAAGCTCCACCAGGTGCAGGAGCACCACCTGCCATAGGATCTAAAGCTGCCATAGCAGGATCTGGAATTGCTCCAGATTCAATCTCTTTTTCAATAAGTTTGTCTTGTTCGATAATTTCTTCATCAGATTGACGAAGAACATGTCTCCTTATATAATCATTAGAGTAATACTTACCAACATATTGTTGTGTTTGTTCTGCCAGAGTTAGTCTTTCTCTTAGAAGTTCCGCATCTTTTAGTTCTGCAAAATGATTATCATAGAGGAAATCATATTGAATATGATCACTCATGTACTCCCAATCCTCAGGAGTAATGATGTTCTTCAGAATAAGTTGAGTCTTCAACATATCACTGAACATTTCAGAGAATCTCTTTCTCATTCTTCCAACAAACTTGGAGAACTTGACTTCATCTCTGAGGATTTCAGAAGAACGACCCATTGAGAAACCACTGTCTCCCTGAAGTCTTGTCTCGGGCACGTTCAGTGCTCTATACAATTTCTTCTGAAAGTAATTAATATCAGTGATTTCGCCAAGGTTTTGACCACCAGGAAGTGTGGTGATCTCAGTTCCTCTACCACCTTCACGTCTAGGAAGCCAGAAGTCCTCCATCATTGACATAAATTTCTTATCATCTCTGATCTCACCAGTGTTAGCATCATAGACAAGTTTATTTCTATAACGTTGCATCACATCACGGAGATATGATTCTGCCTTTTGTTTGGGCAGATTACCAACGTCAATGTAGAAGATTCTTCTTTCTGGTGCTCTCGAAAGACGATAGATTACCAAACTATCCTCAATCATCATCAACTGATTGAGTGGTTTGATTGATTTATGAAGCCATGAAAGGGTTGCTCCCTTATTTCTATCTACCAATCCAGAGGTACAATATGTAACTGAATCCTTAGTTAGTTTGATTCCCTTAGCTGGAGAAGAACCATACTGGTTACTTCCACCAGGAGTATAGATAAAATACTCCTCAAGTTCTGGAAAATCATATGTTGATGGATTATCTCTTTCAGCTCTAGCTAATCCATCATTTCTGGTTTTTTTGACTTGACGAACATACTTCATCTTTGCAGAATCAATATATCTCAGTTCTTGAATACCATCTTGAGGATTTTTCTGATCAATTACTTTGTTGTAATAGAGTCTTCCATCGATATACCAGTTACGGAAGATCTCATGAGCCTTCTTATCGAAGTCCAAAAGTTCTAAAATATATTTAAATTCTTCTCTTAGTTTCTTTTTAATACCATCACTGGCATTTAAGTTTGATAGTTCGATTGATACAGGACTATCATTTGAATCAGCAACAATTGCTTCATTTACAATGTCTTCAATTGCACTATCACATTCTGGATACAGAGCCATAGATCTATATCTTCTAATCAGTTCGTTTTCGTTACGATAAACGCCCTCAATATCTACATACGAACCAAAAAACCCGCTACTGATATAACTCTCATTCCCATCGTTTTTATTCGGTGGGACCGGAGATATTACACCAGGCGGGGTTTTCTCGCTATCTTCAATTGAGAATCCAAATAGTCTCGCCATTATTAGATAAAACTAGAAACTTCCGTTCTATCTATTTATCAGGCTAAAACTTACTGGATTGTTCCTACTTGATCATCAGATGATCCAGACTCTTCAGCTTCACCAATAGTGAAGTACTGAACAGCGAATGTTACTGTAAATTCTTCGATAGAGTCAGACTGATCATAACCCAAAGCGATTTCTGATACATTAGTAGGCCAGATATCATAGAACTTGTAAGTTCTGAGGACAGATGATTCGTTACCAGTGTTCTCAGTAGAGAATCTTTCTTTACCACGACCCAATTGCTTAACATAAGCATTGGTCATGTAAGAATTTGGATTAGTAACACCAGTTGCATCATTTAATTTAGAAAGCTTGTTCATCCAAGCTTCAAATGATGTTCTTAGACCGAAGTCCTCGTCATTAATGATAGTTACAGTCCAAGGATCGAAAGTTCTGTCTCCAGCAACTTTCAGAATTCTTCCTCTAAAAGCAACTGGAATTTCAGGAACATTAGATGCCGGAAGTACAGCTGCCTTACACAAGAAAGACATTTTGGTGTTTGATTCGTTCTCACCCTCACCCCAGAAATCCGAAGCGGCTCCGGGGAATGAAGGAAGAGTTACCTCAAACAAGTTATTACGGGCGCCACCGCCCGCTAACCTGGATTTGAAATTAGAAAGTGTTTTTGTTTGTGCCATTTTTAGGGTTCCTCTTTAATGTGTTAGTATCGATCAAACAGTACCAACAATTTCTTCAAACGCAACACCAGTTCTGGTGGCTACGAATGTAAGAGTGATGTAGTTGATTGACTTAGTGGGTTTCAGGTAAATGTCAGCTCTAAACTCATTGTTGTCAACGATGTCAGGAGTGTTATTTGTGTCATCACAAACAACTACAAAACCGTAAATACCTCTCTTAGCCTCAACATCTCTCAAATAAGGTTCAACAATGTTTACAAAGTTAGACCTTGTAATCGAATCGTTGAGTTGGAAGAGTTGTGCGTTAGCAGCTCCCTCAAGAGCTTGTTCAACTGTGAGGAACAGTCTTCTAACATTGATTCTATCAAAGGCTGAAGTGTATGCCAGAGCCGTTTTGTCACCAAACAGAAGAATACCAGATCCTCTCTGATTTACGATAGAGTTGATTCTGGCTCCATAAAGAACATCTCTTTGTGATTTAGATGGATTATAAGTCAACTTGATAGCGTTATTCAGAACACCTCTAGTCAATCCAGCTGGTGAGAACCAAGGGAAAGCTTCGATAGAAGTTCTAACCATCAAACCAGCAACATCTGGGTTACATGGAATGTAACGGAATTCGTTATTGAATCTATCATATGTGTACTTATAACCAGTATCAAATACAGCGTAAGAAGAAGAACTTAACGCTGAGTAGTATCTTAATAGGTTATCAGTTTGTGTTGCCGAGTTATTAACACTAACAATGTTGGCTCTGTGTGGAGAAACAACAGCCATACAATCCTTTCTTCCCTCAGCAAGTGAGATAACTAGGTTTGCTTTGGCTTGTGAATCGGACTCAACAGCAAGTCCTGGACCCATCATGATGTAATCAACTGAAATCTCATCTTTATTGCCGAAGAGATTATAAGAAGTGTTTAATCCACCAAGTGTAGCGGCCATACCACCACCAGCTTGATAATCAACACCACCACCTAAGGAGTAAGACTTGTTACCAATAGAGGAGAAGTTAACACCTTGTGCATCTTGTCCCCAAAGACCCGAACCAATTGTGTTTGCCGTATACCCTGTTGAGAATCCGTTAGCTAAAGGTGAAGTGCCATTGAACCCATCAGTTGCCTGTGAGGTGTTATATCCAGCGTAGATATAATTAGAATTCAGTGCAACAAAATCCTTATAGTAAGTTCTAGTAGGATTGTCTCCATCAGCTGTTGCGTCTTTAGATTTGGAAAGACTTAGGAATTTCTCAAGAATGTTTCCTTGAACTCCTGTTACTGAACCCTTATCATCAACAACTACAACGTGAATAGCGTCGTTATTTCCACTTCTTGAAGAAGAGAAGTTATTGTCAACAGGTTTAGGTGCTATAGACTTCCAAAAAACAGTAGAGTTACTTAAACCAAGTGTTTGTTGGTCGTACCAATCAACTGCTGAAGCAGCAGCTGTTACTTTTCCATTACCAGTGTTGACACCAACGTTGTTTACAAACAAAATACCATCAGCTGCTTCAAACGAACGAGCTGCGTTAGATTGTTGATAGTTCAGTTTAGTTTCTGTACCAGCTGAAGAAACCTGAGATACAACCTTAACGGCAATTGTTGAGTTTCCATTAACTGTGTCGGTAGAAACACCAGTGATAATACCTTTCAGGTAACCATTAAATGTTGTAGTTGTTCCTGCTCCAGGAATAACAACATTAGAAAGTGCACTTGTTATACCGTATCCAACAATAGCTCCAGCCGCTAGAGGACTAGTAGTATTGATTCCAATTACTTGGTCAGCTGCGTTATCAATCGTACAAACTTTAAGATTATCTGCCCATGAACCGGGATTCTTAGAAGCATATACGAAAGAATTATCACTTACATGATTCTCTTCGTAGTCATCGTAGTTGTCAATCTTAAGTGTGACACTAGCTTGTCCAACAGCAGCATTGGAATTATTTAACGAACCGCCACCAGTTCTTACTACTTTTAAAATACCACCATAGCTCAGGAAAGAGCTTGCAGACATCCAATACTCATACTGTCTGTCAGTAGACATTGGCTTACCATATGTATTGATAAGCTGTTGTTCGGTCTCGATTGTAATCGCTTCATCGACAGGACCGATAGCAAAAGGTCCTGCAATTGCTCCGATGTTGTCGAGAACGTTCTCTGACCTTCCTACTGTTTGATCAACTTCCCTGATTAATACACCAGGAGATAATTGAGGAGTAGCCATTTGTTTCTCCTTAGTTCTCAGTTATACCTGAAAATATTTATGAAAACTGGGTATTTAGATGGGGAAACAATGGGTGAACAGGTCTACCAGTCAGGATATGACCAATCTGTAGATATATTTTTCTTTCTTCGGTTTGTTATAATTCTTTTTATAGAACAAGACTTACATTCATATGAATATGAGGATGGATTTATTCCTTTTCCTTTCTTATAAAATCCATCAATTAAATTTTTAGTTACACCACAATTTCTACATTTCCTATCTGTAAGAAATAGTGGACCTAGTGATAGTTGATCATCAATATTCATTACCAAGAATTCCACATATAATCCATACCACCAGCAGTTGTTCCATACTCATCATTTTTAGCAACAGACCATCTGTCACCTTCACTATCTACAAAGCTAGAAGAATCCAACCCATCATCGATAAAACCAAATGGAGCCATGTCCTGTTCGATTTGATTTTTTTGTTCGTCATATAACCTCTTACGAATATCTTGATCTGTAAGTTCCTTGAAATAATCTTGAGCAACTAACCAAGCATAGATTACAAGACACATAGCCAAGTCATCATTACAACCTTCTTCTGCTTCAAAAGAATTTGATTTAGAGATAAAGGTTGTTAGTTCTGAAATTATATCATAATCGCAGAACATCAGTTTATCTTCCTCAATCATTGTCTTGAGATTTAGTGATCCAACCTTCTTCACAGTCTTTGACATCTTAACACCTAATTGTGTCTTCTGTCCAGAGAAACCTTGTCCGACAATCTGACCTGCTCTACCTCTCATAGAACACATCAGTAGGTTCTGATACTCCAAATCATATTGGAGAATAGAAGCTACCTGATCACCAACATCATTTACTTCACATAAAATGAAAGCTTGATTGTAACTCCTAGCCACCTCATAGATGACACTTGGAAACAACATTGGTTTAATAGTATTATCTCTATACTTAGCTACAACTTTATGAGGGAATGTAGTTATGTCAACAACAACAAAGGCACTGTAATCATTACCAACCCCACGTGCAACGTCAACAGTAATCGCATAATCATGCTTGTCCTCAGGTTTAATATAGACATCCAATCCAGCATTAGTTTGTATAGCCTTGTCAAACACCAGAGATTTCAGTTTACTTGGTGCAATTAGTGTGTCAACAGATCCAAGGAACTCACACTCAAACTCAATCTTGAATTGTTGTTCTGATGTGTTGGCAATAGTTTGTTCTTTCCATACAACATCTCTACCAGGAACTTCTGACCAGTGAACATCGGTTGGAATATATTCGTTTCTCTTTTTCTCTGCATCCATCCACAATCTGTAAAAGTGGTTCATCCCGTGAGGGGTGGATACAATAATTACTTTCGTTGACTTACCTGAAGTGATAGTAGGATATACAGAGGCAAAGAATGCGTCAGCAACGTGATTAGGAACAAAGGCGAACTCGTCCAGAAAAAGAATGTTAAAAGACATTCCTCGGACAGCTGAAGCGGAAGTTGATGCTGCGAGTATTTTCGATCCGTTTTCCAGTTCGATGTTTCCTTTATTCCAGACCAGAATGCCTTGTTGCATCCACTTAGGTAAGTTCTCATATGCAGTAGCTAACCTCGCTAATAGTTCCCTAGCAGTTGTGGCTTTGTTAGCCAGAATACCAATATTTACACTATCATTAAAGATAGCGTAGTGAAGTAGATACGACACACATGTGGTAGATTTACCAGTCTGTCGAGGCATCTTACAGATATTAAATCTGTTGTTATGGAAATTATTGATTAACTTCTCTTGAAAGTCATAAGTTTTGAAAGGTTGAAGACCATGATCCAAAGTCACAATCTTTACATAGTTATTGGCAAAGTATACTGGGTCTTCTTTGCACTTAATATACTCCTCAATATTTTCTTGTGAAAATTCAATAGGGGTATTCGCCTTCTTAAGAAGAGGATTACCCAAATAAACATCATTAGCCATAAATTACTAACAGTTCCAACGACGACGTGCAGCTAATCCTCTTTCACCTTTCCAACTCTTAGATCTTGCACAGAAACTCTTACGACGACCAGCTGCTTTGGAACCAGGTTTCAGTTTAGAAGGAGGAGTTGTAACGGCTGTCTTAAGGTTTCCGCCAGTCTTTCTATTTACAGCATCTACTCCTTTCTGAGTAAGACCTGCTCCTTGTTTAACTGAACGTTTGTGTCCACTCTTTACCGACAATCCTTTCATCTCATCTTCTTGAACATTCTCCTCTGTAATATCAGACTCAGATGCTGCGGATGATTTTACAGCATCACTAACATTGTCTACACTAAACTTGTCAAACATTTTAGGTCCATAACCACATGTTCTACGAGTTTCTCTCTTCTCACAGAGACGACAATACTTCTCTTCTTCTTTCTTCTCAAGAATAGTTTCTTCACCTACATTGATATATGGGTCATCATAATCCACAACAGAGTGTGAATAGGATCTTAACTGAGAACCAGGATACATTTTATTCAATGCATCAGCAACCTTCTGTCTATTAGGAACAGACACATCAGGAAAGAACAACTTCACCATCATCATCTTACCTCTCCAACCAAAGATAACCTGATACATATTGCCAGTTTGAATCTTGGTTCTTACCAATTCTTGAAGTTGTCCACCTTTGATAGGATCAGCCTTGATGATATCAACTGATTCAATCTCACGAGGTTTGAAATCTCCTGCATCTTGAACAAGGATGCCACCAGTGACTTCTTCTTTGAACTTCTTACCAGCCTTCATTCTCTTGACATCATTGTCAACCTTCTTATGAAGTTCGGCCACCTTCTTGTCAGTTTTAAGAGCAACATCAAGAACACCTTCATCAACTGTTTCTTCGGATACACCAGATTTTCTGAGTCTCTTTGCCTGACTCTTGTGCATCTCAACAGCCTTATCAAGTTCCTTGGCAATGCCTTTCACACTATCGGGATTCTTGTGACTCTCCTTAACTTCAGTTTCTTCTTTCTTGACACAGTTTGGATACTTCTTCCCAAACATAGTCTTCATACCTTTCTTCTCATATCCTTTCCAACATGCTTCATCAATAACTTCTACTTTAATACCAGCATACTTCATAGCTGCAATCTGAGTCTCAGTGAACTCAGGAAGGTCATAGAAACCTTCAAATCCTTCTTTCTTAGTAGAATTACCCCAGTTAGCTGCACCAACTTTACGACACTTCACCAATGCACCTGATGCATAAGCTGAAGGCCATACAGAATAACGAGACTTTACCTTAGTATAACAAGCATCTTTAGTCCCACTACCTTTGGTTTTCTTGTCTTCTGCTTCGTTAAAGGTTTCTTCTTTCATTTTCTTCTTAGGTTTATCAGTAGAAACGTAGGTTGGTTTTGCTGCTCCAGACTTTTGTTGTTGTCCAGGGTCTTGTCTTGACTTTCTTGTATCAGCTGATCGAAGTTCTTTCTTCGACATACTGGCTTTCTTAGCCGAAGAGTAACACTTAGGTGTTCCTTTTTCACCAGGTTCATTAGCACAAGGGGAACCATCAGATTGAACCCAACCGGGTTTGCCATCTTTTGATTTGGATTTACCAAACCAATCCCTAAGTCCCTCTTCGTTAATCATTTCAATCTTGAGTTTCCTAAGAGTTATTTATCAACCATCAAGTGCTACACTGAGACCAACAGTCATACCAGGTAGTGACTGCCAAGAAGTGCCGTCATAGAATTCCATCTTTTTACTAGTACTATTAAATATCATACCACCCTGAGTAACAGTCATTGCATCCCTTTGTGTTGTGGTCATTACAGGAGGATAAAATGGTAAAGTAGTGCTACTACTTACAAATTGATTGGCAGTTACAATACCTGCCTGACCAACTGTAAATCCTGCACCTACTCTTATAGTACCACCAGTTACATTGATACCTTGTTGTGCTGTAATAAGACCAACAGAATCAATATCAGTAACATCAGTATATGAAAGTGTTCCACCAACAGATACATTACCAGAAATTTCTAGATCACCAGTAACACTATTGGTAATAAATCCAGCACCATTTACCAATTGGTTGGTATTGACAAACGAAGTAGTAATATATCCAGAACCATTAGTAAGTTGATTATTGTTAGTAATCAGTGTCGGTGTATTGGTGAAGTTGTTATAATCAAGTAGATAGCTAGTAGTTACACCACCAACTATAGTCGCTTGAGATGCAGTACCAGTCAAATTACCAATAAAAGAAGATGCAGTAACAATACCAGTTGTATTGATAGAGACTGTCGTACCAATTCCAACAGATGATTGTTTGCCCTCCCTATCACTAAAAACAACTTCTCCAGACGTATCTTGATGTATTCTTATGGTTGTTGCAGTACCAATGATTATCTCATCAATACCTTCAATCTTTCTTTCATTTGGATCAAGAGTAATTGACCCTGTACCGATAGTTAGAATACCAGTAACTCTTGCATTACCATCAACCAGCAATGTTGTATTGCCTGTACCGATATAAACAGTACCAACTCCTGTGCTGATTGTAGCAACTCCGACAGATCTGAAGTTATCAAGTTCAGTGTGACCATCTACATCAATACTACCAGTAAATGTTGAATCACCATCAACACTCAGTCCTACTCCATTAAGCAGTTGTAATTCATCCGATCTTTGACGACTTACAATAGTAAATGAACCACCACCCTTAATGGCAGTTTCAATTATACCATCTTCAGTTCCAAGAGTTTCATCAGCAATCTTACCTGTTATCTTGGCATAATTTTCTTCACCACCATTACTATTTTCACCCTTGAATATGATTTGTCCAAGATAATCACCAGGAGCAGGTGATGCACTGTTTCTATAAAGTGTTAATTCTGGTCCTGTTGCTGATCCAGTATCAGTATCTGTTAGTGTAAAATCACCAGTTACATTATTGGTGATAAATCCAGCACCATTTACCAGTTGATTTGTATTTGTAAATGATGTAGAAATAAAACCAGCACCATTTACCAGTTGATTTGTATTTGTAAATGATGTAGAAATAAAACCAGGACCATTAGTAAACTGGTTAAGATTGGTAGGAGTATTGGTAAAATTATTATAATCTAAGTAGTGTGACGCAGCTTGACTGTCTAACTGAATTGAATTGCTTGAATTAACTTGTACAGAATTGCCCATGAAACCATGGGAGGAGCACTGATAATGTAAAACCGTTGGTGTGTTGTCTGTTACTTCTAACTCAACATAATCAGTTTCTACAGTAACTCCTGTTGTATATGCAGTTGATTTTGCAGCATCAAGATAAAAACGGAACGGATGACTTCCACCAATTGAACCAGAAAATCTATATGTTCTACCAGGTGTTAATGTAAGGAATGGAGCTTGAACTCCATCAATTAGATATGCATTACCACTACCTGTTCCATTATATCTGTGTGCTGAGGTCTTAGATGCTACTGTTACGGTAAAGTTTACTGTAGTGTTAAAAGGTGCTCTTAGATAATCATATCCTGCAAATGCTGTTCCAGTTACCAACCCGACAGCATTAATACCACCGGCAAGAACTTTAACTCCTGTCCGTGCCGTTACAATACCAAGAGAATCAATATTAGTTACATCATCATATGTGATAGTTCCACCAACGGTTACATTTCCAGTCGCTTCAATGTTACCGGAAACAAAAAGAGCAACATTAGACTTTGCGGATGTTGTATTAATACCAACAACCTTTGTAGTGTGAATTCCTACAGAATCGAAACCCCAAGTTCCAGCAGCACCAACAGCGTTGAATTCATCACTACCAATTCCAACCCACTTAGATATTTCTGAGTTGTAAATTAAAAGTTTATTATTTCCTGTTGTTTGATCAAAACTAACATCATCAAGATCCTTAATAAATCCTGCTCCACCACCACCCATAGTGGAAAGTTGAGTTTGAATACGATTGATGAAGATTCTATAGTGATTAGACAGATCATCCAAAGTAGCAAACTTTTGATCCATCGGAGTAAGTGGATCAACACCAGAACCAACACTTTCTTTTTCGTCTGGTGGTTCGTTTAGTAAGTGATTTTCTTTTAATTCTTTTAGTTCTTTTTGATCTTTTTTGATTAAAGAAACAATATTTCTAATATCTTCAATATTGACCTTTAAAGAATCAATATCTTCTACAATATTAGATACTTCAGTATCATAATACTTAACTTCAGGAAGTGATTTTACTTCTTCATTAAGATCATTGAAAAACTTTAGAAGAGCTTCGTCAGCCTTTACACTCTGACTATCAATCTCTTTGATTTGTTCTTGAAGAGATTGTTTTAGTTTATTCTGCTCACTTATGATAGATTTTTTTAATTTTTTATCGTCATCTTTGAATTCATTATGTTGTTCCCAAATTCTAGTAGAAACATCTCTAACTTGCTTAAG